ACCTTGTACAAAAAGAGACTTCCCATGAGATTATAGTTTGGCATACACGAATACGGCGTAAAGAATAGAGCCAAATAGCAGAGCTCTCAAGATGGTATCGTAAGATCGGAAACGATGGATGGTCTCGAACCTATTGTAAAGATATGGGAAAATCAATGCGGGTTGGAATAGAACATAGCTCAAAACCATGGCAACCAATACCTTTTTAGCCATGTCAATGTCCCACCAGCCTCGGTTTGCCGGAGCTGTAGACATTGAATGATACGGCAGTTGTGGCATAGCCATAGCATTTCCATTTCCGTTTTGTTGAAATTGTTGCGGTTGTTGAGGCGCAGGTTTCGTGGCATATGCGGGCGGCATTGATGCCTTTGCTACTTCTTTTTCCATTTCATTAAGAACATCAGCTACTAATGGATCAGATGCCTCATTTCCGCCTTGTTGGTTTGCGGGAAGTGAATGCATAGGTGTAGCCATTGCAACTTGTTGGGGTGGTTGAGACATCATTATTATGTTTATATCATGAAGTGATTAAAAAAGATGAGATTTTGACGTACATTCACATTCATTCCGGAATGCTCTCGGACATGCCGGATACGGTCGGTACAATGAAATTGTCCGTCGTTGTTACGGGACACTTAACTGGGTAAGGAACGTATTTATAGCACTCCCCTTCCAATTCATAAGTTGTACTTTCAATATGATCTAGAGGTGGTGCAACGATCACCTTACAATTGCGATCATTGCATACCTTGCGAAACAACATAGCCAAGGCAAAACCCATCAAAAGAGACGATGCTATATGGCCCTTCTCTGTGTATAATATCGTGTCTGATATGCGACGAAATCCGCTTGCCATTCCCGTAACTACCTTTGGGGTAGAAGAAAATTAGACGATTGGTTGTGGCTCGACATGTTCTCCTTTCGTGCAAGCTGTCTTGTGAACTTTGAATTTGTAGCAGTTGTCTGCTTGGTCCGAGTACACAACTTTACCTGCGTTGTATGGTGTGGGATATTTGTACACAATGAAAGGTGTTGGTCGCACAAGATAAACGTACAACACGCCTAGACAAAACGACAAAAGAAACCAACCCCAACGAAGTTGAAATGTACGATGTGTCGGTACCATCTTAGTATGTCAAAACATTATAATACGATTTCACGCATACATGGAGTATGTGTCACTTGGCAAGGTCAATAGCTCTTCTGGCTTGTTCAGCATATTTAGCCATTCATGAAGCGCTTTTTTCTTTGCAATTGAGGGGGTATCTGCCATAATATACTCGTCGTACTTGACCTTTAGAAACTGACAATATCTGTCATATGTATCGGTGTACTTTTCTCTTTGACCTTCATGCTTTTGAACATACTTGACGACTATTTCCTCGTAAGCAGATTTATCCAATACACTCACATTCTGGTAAGCCATCAAATGTCTCTCTACGTCATCGTAAGTTGTCTTGTCTTGATTATTAACATGCCCCATGAGTGCCTTTTGAAAGTTCTGTAAAGCGGTTTTGGTATCATATGTAACCGAACGGCGAGGAGATTGAATATCAGCCATCTTTATCACGATTGCTAGTTATCGCACTCTCTTACTGATGGATTCAGATAATTTTTCATTCAGAACATTTCTTACCGTTGGCCATGTTGTGATATCATCAAACATGCTCTTAAATTGTAACTGTAAGCTGTCCGAAGGGGATAGTTGCTCTTCATAAAGAGACATGGGCAATTTCACAATCTTTGTACCTTGTTTGGGGCACGATGTTTTCAAACGCCTCTCATAGTATCCTTGTAGTACCATAATGGTACCTACAAACAAAAGAAAGACCGCAATTGCTTTCATCCTGTATAATGCATACAAAATTTGGAAAGCGCTTTTCCCTAAGCATCATCTTGGGTGATCATTGGATCAACCGGTGCACCTTCAGGTTCAACTGCAGCAGGGGAGTCGGCAGTGGCGGTGGCGGCCGTGTCCTCAATAATAGAGGCCTTTGAAGCTTTTGCCTCTTCTTCCATGCGCTTTGTCCAAGCATCCTTGGCAGTTAACGCATCAGTTACTTTTTCTTGCTTACGAATCTCAAAGAACTCGTCTTTGAGCTGCATATTTTGCTTGTAGTTTTTCATGAGCGTGTTCAATTGAGTCTCTCCGTACTCTTGGTCCGGCATATCATTTGGGTTGGGAGACCAAGGGCACCAGCAACCCACCTGGCCAATGAAAATATCAAATTTATCACCCATGCGCTTTAGAACTTCGGCACGTACTTGAGCCTCCTTTATCGTTTCAAAAACACCACGTACTTTAATGCCACGAACACACGTCTTGAAATCGTTTTGCTCAAGGAACTCACGGTCGCATTCGCCCTCATTTGATTGCTTGAAGAATCGGTATTGCTCTTGTAGGTCTGCATCCTTGTTTGAGAAGAAATGGGATTGGGTAGCCTTGATATTTTCCAAGAGAGAAACATCGTCCGGATAACGAATTTTTAGCATGTCAATTATTGTTGACATATCCTTTTGAACGCTGGCCATGAACTTGTTGAACATGAAGACCTCTTTGTTCGCAAGAACATCCTCGGGAGAAATGAAAGATATACAAACATAGTTTTGTCCACGAATTGCTTTGTCCTCATCAAGATAATCAACTTCTTTCGTAGAAACAACGCTCGATATACTTTCCATTCGTGTAATCGTGTATAACTAGAGGGTTTTCTACTTCATCGTTTAAATGAATTTTCTTGATCATATATAGTAGATATAGAATATCATGTACTCTATGAGCCAACCTGCCTTTGATTTCCAAGAGATTACCACCCGCATCGTGAAGTACATCATGGAGGGCGCAGCCGTTGGAATTGTGGCCACCATCTTGCCTTCCAACCCTCTAAAATGGCAAGAGGCCGTTATCTTGGCCATCGTGGCTGCATCCATGTTCGCCATCCTTGATGCTCTAGCCCCTTCCATTGGTGCCTCCCTTCGCCAAGGTGCGGGTCTTGGCATGGGATTCAAGCTTGTTAAGTTTGGAATGTAGGGCCAAAGGCCTCGTGTATCAAATAGACTCAATGAACTGCCAATTTAGTTCTTCACAAATCTTTTTCCAAATTTGATCTTGAAGATGGAGCTTTTCCCGGCTTTTTAATAGAGGAAAATGCTTCAAATATTCATCCTTTTCAAGGAGCTGAAAGAATTTATAGAGGACGTAGCTATACGATAAGAAGTTCTTGCGATCTCTGGGGCAGTGTTTTAGAAATGGCCCTTGGATCTCTTTGAACATTGTTCGGAGCTTCTCTTCTAGATCTGGTGCGAAATTCGGGGTGGGTTGGCCGTTTATACGGCTTATGATGTAGTGTATGTGTTCGTAGTACTTATTTATTTTTAGTTTCTTAAGAATTTCGCGCATCTTATGGTAAGACAATTTGGAGCAATCATGAATTTTCTCTTTTTTGATTTCTGAAACAATCTTTTCAAAAATATCCTCCGGAATGTCGGTGCTTTCCTTCCCTTGAATTTGGCTTATCCATTCATTGAAATGGTTTATGCGTTTGTAAGAGAAATGTGAGGCCTCCTTGGATGGTTGTCGATATATTGGTTTATTTTGTTCAACAAGCAAAAGCTCCTGGTAGCCACATTCCTGACAAAGCATGATACCATCTTGCATTAAGCAAGTCAATGGAATCATACACTCATGACATTGCCCTATGCTTACCTCATTGAATTGTGATCTTATGAACGATGGGTCTGTAATTGACATGTACTGCTCAACAAGGCTCCGTTTATCTCTTCGCCCAACCTCTCCACCCCTTTGTGTTGATGAGGTTGGTTGATGTGTCACTTGATCATTCAAATTTGGTGCAACATTTGAAGAGTCCATATCCGTTAGGCAAACTGATGGTGGTGCTATAGCTATAACCGGTAGGCCTTGAAGCGCCTCTAAAATACTCCTCGAAGGAGCAGGCATGTTGCGGTTTCTTCCCTTTTGAGCGGGGGCTTTTTCAACAGTGGAGGCATGAAGAATGTCATTATCATCAATGTCTTGTTGTTTGTTTAACAAGTCATAATAGTCAAATAGTATTTGACCCGTGTGTTCATAATAGTTTATCTCATCTTCCATAGTTTCCAACTTCAAAATGGCCTTTTTGAGGACCTGAAGACGGTCCTTTAATGCAATGTTGCTTGTCCAAGCTTCTTGATATCTATTTTGATGTTCCTCTTGATCTTGTGTGTTGGAAGATACCATACTATGTATTCGGTTCATCCAAAATAAACGTGATTGATCTAGTTGTTCATATTCATCTTTGTAGTCTCGTATTCGAGATGTTTGAACCTCAAGGGACTCCAACATGCGGTGGTGTCGGGCGTCCAATGTAAGTTCTTTGGAAGCCTCGGACATTGGAACGCGTTTTTTTGATGATTTTTCTTTAAACATTTGATCGGCGGTCCTTCTATTGATTGGACTTGGTAAACGTTTTTAAGTAGGTGTTGCCTGCAAATTTATTTTCTGTGTAATTAGTATCCAACAATCAAAACAAATGGGCGGAGGTCTTCTACAACTCGTCGCTTACGGTGCTCAAGATGTCTACCTAACAGGCAACCCCCAAATCACCTTCTTCAAGGTGGTTTACCGTCGCCACACCAACTTCTCCATGGAGTCCATTGAGCAAACCTTCAACGGCTCCGTTGGCTTCGGCAAGCGCGTTACGTGCCAGATCTCCCGCAACGGTGATCTAATCCACCGCATGTACCTACAAGCCGCTGTCCCGGATACCATCAACAACGACACCTACGTTGACATGATTGGTCTAGCCTTGATCAAGTCCGTTGAGCTTGAGATTGGTGGCCAACGCATTGACAAACACTACGGTGAGTGGATGTACATTTGGAATGAGCTATCTCTTCCCGCCGGAAAAGCCGCTGGCTTCGGCAAGATGGTTGGTGAGCACACCACCATTCTAGAGAGCGCGGGCCCCAAGGACCTATACATTCCCCTAGAGTTCTTCTTCTGCCGCAACCCCGGACTAGCTCTACCTCTAATTGCCCTCCAATACCACGAGGTCAAGGTGAACATTGAGTTCCGCGACAAGGCCGGCTGCACTCGCACAGGTGCCACTCCACCCGTTGAGGACCTACAAGCGTCTCTATGGGTTGATTACATCTTCCTAGACACTGATGAACGTCGTCGCTTCGCCCAACTCAGCCACGAGTACCTAATTGAGCAACTTCAATTCACTGGTGATGAGTCGGTGACCGGTGTTAACAACAAGGTCAAGCTAAACTTCAACCACCCCGTCAAGGAGCTAGTGTGGGTTGTGCAACACGACACCGTCATTGGCTCAAACCAATGGTTCAACTTCACCAACACCCCAGACGCTAATGGAAGTGTGACTGTCGCAAACAACACCGGTGTGACCCTACTAGAGGCGGCCAAGCTTCAACTAAACGGCCATGATAGATTCGCCGAGCGCAAGGCTGCGTACTTCAACCTAGTTCAACCCTTCCAACACCACGAGCGCGTGCCAACAAGCCCTGGTATCAACGTGTACTCATTCGCCCTACAACCCGAGAGCCACCAACCCTCTGGCACCCTAAACATGTCCCGCATTGACTCCGCGGTCCTAAACCTAACCACTGTCACCCCCGCCCCTGCTGCCAAGATTAAGGTGTTCGCTGTTAACTACAACGTACTCAGAATAATGTCAGGAATGGGCGGCCTTGCTTATTCCAACTGATTGTTCGGTAATAATACAAAAACAAAGTCACAATTTTTCCTTTTTCCTCTTCATAGACGAACTATGCTATCTGCAAACTCTCGCAATTTCGCATCATGTGATACAATGACCACTGTTTTGTCACGGAGTACCTCATGTATTAGCTTGTATACAAGCGCTTTGGTTTTGCTATCCATTGCTGATGTGGGCTCATCTAAAATGATGTATGGTGAGTCCTCTAACAAAATTCTAAGGAACCATACAATTTGTCGTTGTCCGCCGGATATATTGGACCCATTTTTGCCAGCCAAGGTATCGAGACCTTTCGGTAAGTCACTTACAAGCTCATGTACTTGAAGTCTCCGAAGCCAAGATTCAACTTCTATTATAGACGGCTTTGGTTCCACCCCATAAACAATGTTCTCATAAATCGAGCGATTGAAAAGGCTTGGTGATTGTGGCACATAACCTATGATTTTATGGAGCTCATTTGCTTTTAAGAGGCCATATGAGATCCCATTGACATACAGAGCGCCTGAGCTTGGTTGTTGATACTTGTTGAGAAGCTTCAACAAGGTGGACTTACCAGACCCAATTTTACCTTCAATCATTGTACACTTTTTAGGCGGAATGAATAAGTTAAAATCCTCAAAAACCATTTTCTTGTTGCCATCTACCGCATCATACCCAAATGACAATTTGTCAACGACTATACCTTCCATAGGTATCACCTTGTCCATTTTAGACATTTGGGACATCTCAGCAATGTTGGACTCATGTTGACACTTATTGAATATTTCCATTGAATACTTGAGCATTCCCCACTTGAAAACAGCATCTTTTACACTACCTAATATCCGAAATAATGATGTTATCACTTGAATGACGATCAAAAGGACAACCACGAAGGCCCCAATTTGTAATTTTTTGACCTCTATCTTGCCATGTGAATACATCATATATATTGCGAAAAGTGTAATAACAATAGGCAAATAGACATACCTTGGGCGCAAGGCACACTTGAATGTTTCTTGTGTCAACGACTCGTAACTTTCATGAAGATGTTTCAAGCGGTCGAGCTCCGCGTCTTGCTGATTGGAATTGATGACACTTACCAAGTTTCGCAAAATTTCATCCGTCTCTTCTATCGTGTCATTAAATGACTTATCGCGGTGTCGTGATGTATTTTCACAACTGAAAACGCTCTTATAACAATAGTATAGGATGATTAATGACATGGACATTGAAATCATGCCAACAACGGGTTGCACCATCATGAGATACACATTGGAAACCATGAGTATGACAAGTTCGGGCATCCAAGAGTTCTTCCATTGGTCTATAAAACCATAATATGCAACTGGAAGCTTTATAAGCTTAGTGCTCACGTCTCCGGTTCGGATATCTTGGAGTTGTGACGATTGAGTTTCGAACATATGCTTGACAATGAGCTCCCGAATGTATTGCACCATTCGGGGAAGAATCTTTATGTCAATTGAGTCCGAAATGGTGTGGCCAATCTGACCAAGTGTTATGAAAATGATTATTATAACAAAATTCATGTATAGATCTTTCTTTGAGTTAAGATTTTTGATGACCCGGCCCACCATATGCGGTATGCCAACATCTGTTAATGGAACAAATGCTAGGAGTACAATGTACATCACGAACAACGTGGGATTTTCTTTAATGAAGCCCCTAAGAATATCCCACGTCGCAATCGTTTGATGACATTGCATTGTAAACTACACATATGTAAGGAAATATCCACGTGAGCTGTATTTGCCTAAAATATAATATCGATAATGGACAGTGTGGCAAAAGCTTGAAGAGGGGAACACAACGCCTTCATGAAGCTTGAACTAAAAAAATTTGACATGCGGAATTTGAAGGATGATAGTGTGGTTTTATTCATAGGTAAACGGAATACGGGTAAGTCGATCTTGGTTAGCGATGTCATGTACCACCATCGCAACATGCCGATTGGTGTAGTCATTTCACCCACAGAGCGGGCAAATCACTTCTTTGAGAGTTTTGTTCCAAACATGTTATTATACGATGAGTTCACATCCGAGATTGTTGCTAAATTCATTGACCGACAAGAAAAACTAACGGACCATTTCAACTCTGAGAAAAAGAAGTATGGCAAGACGGATCTAGATCCGAGAGCATTCTTAATTCTTGATGATTGCTTATATGACAAAACATGGCCTGCAGACAAAAACATTCGTTGCCTCTTCATGAACGGACGGCATTACAAGGTACTATTTCTTATAACAATGCAATATCCTCTTGGTATTCCGCCCCATCTTCGCTCGAACGTGGACTACGTTTTCATTTTCCGCGAGAATCAGGTTAAGAATAGAGAGCGCATCTACCAGCAGTACGCTGGCATGTTCCCGACGTTTGAAATTTTCAATCAAGTCATGGATCAATGCACGGAAAACTACGAATGCTTGGTGATTGATAATAAGGTACAGAGTAATAAGCTCGAAGATCAGATATACTGGTACAAAGCAACAATACGGAACGATTTCAAAACATGTTCAAAAGAGCTGTGGGATATGCAGTCTTTAGAAATGGAAAGGCAGTCATTGGGAATAGCTCCACCAATGGAAGACGATGAGGACTATGATCCTCAAGTCATGAAAAAGAAATCAGCACCAACCATTCGCGTCAGGAAACAAAATTAGGCGCTTTGTGCCTCTTGTTTTTCTTGTTTTTCAACGGGGAGATGAACCGGTGGTATCGTTACAGCCACGGCCAATGGGTTCTTTACGGGCTCTTGGACAGCAACCTCTGCCACAGGGAAGAGCTTGCTGTTTTTCAAGCACGGGAAACATGATGAAAGGACAACGGACGATTTCTTTGCTACCTCGACAGCTTTATTAAATTGAAATTTTCCTTGCGATGCGTCAAGGACAAGTCCAATAACATCTCCAATCAAATCCGTAGTAAGTAAAGTTTTTAGGGCTTCAATGGTACTAGGAGGGAGAATGTCATCGTCCGTACCAATTATGCCGTCGCTTCCTGCTGCTATCGTCTCCAATACCTTTATAAGCAATTTTTTCTTCTCATCACCCGCCAATGTTTTATAGCCTTCCATGAACTCCATGCCTTTGGCTACAAGGGACATGGCAGAATTGGTATTCAATTCTTTGTTTTCAATCGCTTTTCTGATGGCAAGGAAAAGTTCGAGCTCCATAATGCGGTTCATTTGATATATGCCAACATTTAAACATTAAAACGGTGCGAACCCTGTTTTTATATTTTCTTCGATTCCTTTGATCATGGATGTCTCATAATCTCCACCAACATGAGCTTGTGATTCAGAGATTCCAAGACCAAGCCAATGCATAAGTATGAAAACTACCAAGAATACAAAAAAACCAGTGATTAGAATGTGATGCGACTTTCGTTTACCATCACCATCAATGCGATCACGTTTCCGTATCATGGAAGAGGCGGTTGTAATGACAATTGTCACAAGAAGGGCATATACGACTAGAATGTACATTCCAAGCCAACCAAGAACCTTATACTATTTGTAAGAACGGGGTATAATCAACCTCAAAAGAACGCATCATTAGGTCCCTTCATACGATCTCTCTTCAAGTGTAAAGATTGTGGTCTGTGAAGTAAAGGATCTTTGAATGATTTGACTGGTTTTATTAATTGTTTTTTTGCTTTTGCAACTATGTCAACCTCTTTTATAGTGCTTGAAGTGCTTATTTTTTTATCGTCAATTGGCATTATACCTACAGGGTATCTAGAAACTGTTTCAATAGGTTGAAGGTCACTCACTTTCTCAACAGGTTCATTTTTAAGATAAAATAGATCACTTTCTTGTGTTATCTCATTTGCCTTTGTGCTCAATAGGTTTTCACTCGCTTCACTAGTTTCAATTAGTACATCAAGTAGGCTCTCACTTTCCTTCTCATCATTATGAACGGTTATGGGCGTGGGCTCATCACTATTTACTTCACTCTCACTCTCACACGTATCACTTCCCTCACTCTCCCTCTCGCTCTCGCTCTCGTTGTTACTCTCATCACCTTCTTCCCTCTCACTTTCACTCGCTTCTTCACTCTTCACGCTTATTGATTCGCTCTCGTCAGCCTCATCACTCTCGTGGCTACTTGTGCATTCACTTTCTTCCTCTTTGCTAACGTGTTCATGAGATTCTTCATAAGTTTCTTCTTCAGAGGCAAGCTTGAATAGGTCATCCAATGGAAGAGATTTTTGGATTGTTTGAACAATTGATTTATGGACATAAGACTCGCACTGCAATAGGTTCTTTTGCTGATCAATGCTACGAACCTTATGATAGAATAGGAATGGCTTCTTCCAAAAAGATCGCGCGCACGAAATAAATATGCGATGAATAAACGTTTCCATGCTTGGCACTTTAACCTTGATTTTTATCGCGGGTCTTGCCTCGCTCGAGGCCAAATGAACCTTTAAAAATACCATGAATGTTGCCTTTACAAGATTTGTGAAATAGTCGCACTGCATTCTTATGACAAGACGGTCTTTGAGGGCAGTCACCTGATCTGCGTTCCATAAAGGAAGTTGAGCAAGTGCATCTTGGAACTTCTCAAGAACTCCATTGGGGTTCGTGTTCGATGTAAGTAACGACTTGTATATCCCTTGAAACTCCAGGAGTATTGGTTCTGTCAGAAGCTCGTAAAGATGGTGAGTGTAGTCCTTCTTGTTCTCCAATAAGAACGCAACATCATCAACCTGTGGTTTCATTCTATACAAAAAGAATCATTATACTATTGCCTAATTTTACGAAGGAAACTGATTTTCTATTCATTTGTTAAAGAGCAATCAATCAATGAGCGTAGCTTCAATCATAGAGACATTGACCACTATGTTGAATCAAATCAAGTTGTTTCATTGGACAACATCTCAATACTCAACGCATGTTGCTTTGGATGAGCTCCATACAAAGCTTTCATCTCATGTTGATAAATTCGTTGAATCCTTTATCGGACATTACAAGAAGCAATCTCTTGATAGCCTCACGATAACGACAAAGGTTACATCGGACGTGAGCAAGGTATCGATTGATAAGAACATTGAAGGAATGCGCGAAATTCTACGTGGACTCGCAAAGGTTTTGTCTAAAGAATCTTCATTGATAAATGTGATTGATGACATGCTCACTGATGTAGATCAAACTTTATACCTTCTTCGCTTATCATAGTTTTACTTAACATACATTTAAGAATACAAGCCTTTATGAAGGCATACAAAAACATAAATCAATGGATTCATTGCATACCACATTTGCTAGCTCCCCGTCTTTGTCAGCAAATGCTTCGGAGAAAAAGATTTTTGAACGGAACCCTGACACGGGAGTTATCCGTTGGCGATACGTAAACGAGTCATCAAGTAAGTATGGATGGCCGAACTATGGTAACATTCTAGAGCAAGACTTGGAACAACAACGAAAACAGACAGGGCAATAAATTTATTTAAAAGTAATAGTCACTCATTTACAAAATATACATTTCATACCCCATACCAATGTCCTTGTTGAGCTATTACAATCCCATTTCAAGACTTTTGTATGATGAAATTTATCCATACATGCCCATTAGATCCACTTGGAGGGACGCACCGGAACAAACCGAGACTGGCTACATCATTTGCCAAGATGTACCTGGATTCAAGAAAGAAAACTTGACAATTGAGGTTGGAAATGATAACTATATACGAGTAAACGGAGAATCTCATTCGAGCCAATCCAAGTCTCGTGTAAGTCGAAAAATAACACAAAAATGGTACATACCAAGAAATGCAGACCCTGCGTCTATTATGGCCCAATGTGAAGATGGAGTTCTCACAATCACCATGAACAAAAAAAACCCCCAAGATTCATATAGGCGTATAGCAATCGTCTAATCTTATTAAGGTCGCAGGAGGTGACGAACAGCAATAAGAGACAAGTCGGCCAACCGCCAATTTTCTATTTTTCCATTAGGCATTTTACGTTTTACCGCATACGGTAACTTATTGTCGAGAAGCTCTTCAAGTGCGATCTTTCGTAGGTCCATATTAGCCTCAATTTGGAAGTCAGGGGGAAGTTCAACAAGTGGAATCGCACCCTTGGACAAATGGAGCGTGCGAAGACTGATGATTTGGTTAAACTCATACTTTGTCAAAAATGGCCTTGACAACCGATCACTTGACTTTTGACGAATACGGTCACCATCATCAAATGCGCTGTTAGTTGCCATTATATATAGATAGTGTCTGTATTCTAAATGTATAATCATTTTTTCTTTATGTGATACTCATCGAATGTTCCACAATGGCCACAATAGTCGCAGCAATACAAGTATTTCAAATCAATGGGATGGTACTTGATGAAAAGAACACGAGGGACATCTTTGGGACCGGGGCACACCGCGCTCGGGCAAACAATTGATGGATCACATATCCTTGGTAGCGTAGGATCGTACCGTAAATACTTGTTTTGATGTTGAAGGTACAGTAGATCGTCATCAGAGTACAATGAATGACTGATCTTGTAAGGCTTCCGATCGGAAGAGGTTGCGTCAAGAGTCTCGTTGTGTTTACAGTTTTTGCAGAACTTGATGAGGCTCCCACGGTTATCTGTTCTCATGTATAGCATGTTGCGACATGTCGGACAAAACTCCATTTTGTTTATAAGCAATCCAAACTGGTAACGTCCCTGTTCTCTATATAGGTTGTATCATTTTTTTAGATGGCTTTCATACGTTGCTGTTGTATTTAAAGTTGTAAGTCCACTTGAAGGCACTCGTCCTGATCCTATCATATCAATGGTCCTTCTCAATATATACGTAATTTTGTCAAAGGATACAACCGCCCGTGTGACAAATGTAAGCAAGAGCATTCATTACCTTAAAACGCTATGTGATAAGTGCGACGTTGCTACTAAAATTCATACTATATGCCAGCCTTTACCGAAGGACATTGAAGGGAATCTCAAAGAGTTTGAGAGTCGCATTAAGCTCAAGGCTATTGATATAGAGCCATTTAAGAATCAATCTAAACCCCTCAATCTTTACGAGCTCAGTAACTTTGAGTGTCACCGCATTGCTTACAAGAGCATAACTAACTACGTGGAAACAAGTGATGAGGCATCTCTTCATCTGATACTCGAAGACGATGTTCACTTCTTACCACTAATGGAGGGGGCTTGGCAGGATTTTCTTAAAATGCCGTTCCTTTCAATGTGGTCTATGCTTATGGTTGGTGCAGCGGGCCAATTACAAACAAGCACACCATTGGAGCTTCTACCATTCCACGAGTTGCCTTTTAAAATACTTCCGAGTAAGGAGGCTTATTTTGTTACTAAAGAAGTTGCGAAGGAGCTGTATGACTTTACGGAGGTGATTTACTTTGATATGCGACATACGCTTTCTTTTTGGATTCATCAATTTGGTGAAAAGTACACGGTGTTGTACCCGAATAAACGAATGTGTTTTGAAGGTAGCAAATTGGGACTTTTCCCAAGCCTTATCCATCCAAATAACATTTTAATGTATAATCACGAGTACATGGAGCTTCTCAAGCAACTTCAAGACCCCACTCAACGAGACTTAGCAAAAGCAAGGACTTTGTACGAGACAATACAAAAATTAAAAAGCCCGGATGCCATGCATCTATATGCCGTGTTACTCTATCAATGTAACGAGCATGAACGGGCTGACCAGTTGTTTAAGGAAGCCATTACAGAAATGGTGGCACAAAAAGGATTACTCACAAGACAGTCAGAGCTTCTACAAAATGCAATAAACTTCTATCAAAAAACACACCACTTGTCAAGCTTATCAATCACACAACAACCATCTAAATATGTGAATCAGTTCAAAACTTATTGATCATCCTCTTCCGGTACGTCGTCTAAAGGCTGATCGTAAACCGGGTTTGATGAAAGAACTTGATTGGGCTCATCAACCGATGAAGCGTCGGCCGTTTCAATTTGTTCAACTTTGGTGCATAGGCAAACATGCTTCGCCTCAAGCTCAAGAACCTTCTGTTCAAGCTCGCCGATCTTTTTGAGGGAGCTATCAAGGCTCTCTTTGTAGAATACGACGCGGGCGTTGATTTGGTCTAGGTTAACAGTCATGTCATTGGAAGCCTTGGTGTCTTCCATGACACCTGTTGAAAGTGACTCAAGGTTCGCGAGGCGGGCAGAAAGTTCAGCGTAAAGGGTGTCAACGCGTCTTGAAAGTACACGGAACTCGCTCATTTCAAGGAATATACCATCTACTGAGAAAAGATTTCGTAAGAGAAAGCGCAAACGTAACGCAATAAAAGTCTAATTAATCTATAAAGACATGGGCAGATGGCACCTTGCTATCCTTTTGTATCTCATTATCATTTGCTTGCTACTCGCGGTCCGACCGTCGATGATGTTTGTAGGTAAGCAGTATAAGACATTTGGAATATCAAATTCTGAAAATCAAAGCATATTCTCGATCATGGTAATATTTCCGGTTATTGCTTTCCTAAGCTATTTCCTTTCGGCTTGGTACATTCTCATCATAACCTAACGGCTTAGAGGTTTTATGGATGTTGTTCATAATGGCATTTATAGGAAACCGAAACGTCTACAACGCACTACGTGAATGGTTGGGAACATATGCGCTCCAACCATTTATGACCAAGTCGTCATGCGTGCTCCTTTGTGGACCAATTGGAGTGGGCAAAACAACGCTGGTAAAAGAGGTTGCTAAAGAGATTGACAAACAAATCTTGTGGATAACAAGCGCAAATTGTAACAACAACGCGGACTTAATTGACTTGTTTAACAAATTTACGCAACAAACGATTGATACATATTGGAC